GCAGTCCGCCGCGGGCTGGGGTTCGACGATTCCCACGCGGTGACCCTGCCGGAGCTTTGCTGGTGGCTGACGTTCAACAAGCTGGCGCACGTGATCCCGGAGGCAGTTGCGCGCCAGGCGATGAGCATGCCGCCGCAGGTTGTCCAGTCAGTAACCCGTGAAGCGGACATTATGCCTGCGGTACCGGCCACCAGCATGATGGATGAGGCAGTAAAGCAGGTTCTGGCGCTGAAGGTTGACCCGGAGACGCCGGAGTCTTTCATGTTGCGACCGAAGCGCCGCCGCTGGCAGAACGAGAAGTACACCCGCTGGGTGAAGTCGCAGCCGTGCGCATGTTGTGGCAAAACAGCAGACGATCCCCACCACCTGATCGGATACGGCCAGGGCGGAATGGGGACCAAAGCCCATGACTTATTCGTGTTGCCTTTGTGCAGAACGCACCACGATGAACTTCATGCGGATGTAGGGGCTTTTGAAGCTAAATACGGCACGCAGCCGGAGCTGCTGCTTAAGACATTAGACCGGGCGCTTGCCATTGGCGCGCTGGCGTAGACGGAGTGGAGACCGCGATGAATCTGGACAGCGTAATAAAATTTTTTGCCCCGAAAGGGATGCATATCTCTGACAGCGTTCGCGCTACTGCGAGCGAGCAATTAACCGTAACGGATGTTATGGCGGCGCTGGGTATGACTCAGGCTGATGCAGGCATAGGGCTTGCCATGTACCTTGGGAAAGCGGGGATTAGCCCACAGGATAAAGATGCTGCTGTATCCTGGCTGACTGAATACGCCAAACTGCGTGCGCCGATGGCTGTACGCAAAGCTGCCGGGAAAAAGTTTTCGCTATGCATGCGCATCCTTGCCCGATTCGCGTTTAACGATTACGCATCATCAGCCGCAGACAGTTACGACTGTCCGAAATGCCATGGTAAAGGGCTGATCACGAAAACCAGCATGATTACTAAAAGCCATTACACAATGCGCCTGCCTCAATTTGCTAAAACTCTGGGCCAGTCGCCCTCTGATTTTGAGGTATTCCGTCAGGTTAAGGATGTGGACCACCAGCTGTGTGGCAAATGTGGCGGTACCGGAAAAATCAGCAAGCGCTGCCAGTGTGGAGGAACGGGAAAAACTCTGGACCGGAAGAAGTCGGAGCTTCAGGGTGTCCCTGTTTACAAAGAGTGTAAACGTTGCGAGGGAAGGGGCTACAGTCGACCAAAATCCTCTGTCGCATACCGTGGCATTCTTTCGCAACTGGACAGCCTTCCAGACCGTACATGGCGATATAGCTGGAAGCCGTTCTATGAAAGTCTGGTAACCAAATGCTTTGAAGAAGAAAGCAATGCGGATGCACAGCTGAAAAAGGTAACTCGTTCGCAAGATATGATAGAAATCTCATAATTTGGCGTCACGTTGCTTGCAAAGTTGCCGTTTTTGTGTAAATTTGACGTTAACGATGGGCATTGTATGTTCAACGTTAAGAAACCCGCCATTGTGCGGGTTTTTTTATGCTCAAAGCTTATAAAGCTTGATGGCTTTGCCAACCAGAGTTATCTGTGTGTCACACCCTTAAAGCAGGTAAAATGACATGCAAAATCAGTTATATATGACCGAAGAGGCAAAGGCTGTTTATAACGAATTAAGTTCATCGCTGGCGACAGCCGGGGATATTGCAGAGAAAACGCATCTGAGTCTGGCACGTTGCCAGTTCATACTGACACAGCTGGTAATGGCTAAGTTATCAATCTACCAGTTCGGATGTTACAAACGCCTCCAGTAATGGGGGTTTTCTGCTGTGAAAATGGGCGGCTGGAAGGTGTTGGAGCACCAACCAGCCATTCGCCTATGCTGTTGATCACAAGCGAACCATGGCCCACTGCTTTAGCGCAAAAGCAAAGTGAGCCTACCAGAGTGCCGCTTACTGATCTATGGAAAATACTGTAAATATATCCAGTATTGAGTTAATCAATGCTGACTGCTTGAATTTTATTCAATCCCTTCCTGAAAACAGTGTCGACCTTATAGTTACTGACCCACCTTATTTCAAAGTTAAACCTAACGGCTGGGATAATCAGTGGCAAGGTGATGAGGATTACCTTCGCTGGCTTGATATTTGCCTCGCGCAGTTTTGGCGCGTGCTTAAACCCAACGGAAGCCTTTACCTTTTTGCTGGTCACCGACTGGCATCAGACATTGAGATCTTGATGCGCGAGCGGTTCAATATTCTTAACCATATCATCTGGGCGAAACCATCGGGACGATGGAACGGGTGTAATAAAGAAAGCCTGCGGGCATATTTCCCCGCAACTGAGAGAATCTTCTTTGCTGAGCATTATCAGGGGCCATACAGGCCAAAAAATGACGGTTTCGCAGAAAAGACAAACGAGCTCAAACAGCATGTTTTCGAATCTTTGATTTCGTATTTCCGTGATGCTCGCGAGGCGCTTGGAGTTTCCTCAAAGCAGATCGTTGAGGCTACGGGAAAGAAAAATATGGCTTCACACTGGTTTGGTGTGAGTCAGTGGCAATTACCAAATGAAGTGGATTATCACAAACTACAGAACCTGTTTAACCAAATCGCCGCTGAGAGGCATCGTGATCAGGTACTGGAAAAGCCACATCATCAACTTGTTGCCACCTGGCACTCATTAAATCGTAAATACGCTGAGCTGCTGGAAGAATATAAAAGTCTCCGGCGGAATTTCACTGTCACCGCTGCTGTGCCATACACCGACGTTTGGACGCACAAGCCTGTCCAGTTCTACCCGGGAAAACACCCATGTGAAAAGCCTGCGGATATGCTGCGCCAGATTATCTCTGCAAGCAGCCGCCGCGGCGATGTGGTGGCAGATTTCTTTATGGGTTCGGGTTCCACGATTAAAGCTGCATTTGAACTTGGGCGGCGTGCAATAGGTGTTGAGCTTGAAAAGGAAAGATTCGACCAGACGGTTGATGAAGTCCGGAAAATAACTGACAGATCTAATCCTTAAGCCACCCTCGGGTGGTTTTTTCTTAATTTCTGTTAAGCATTCTTTCTTAAAAGCTATAGAACGGGTTGTTTTATGTGATGAAATAAAGGCACCCGAAGGTGCCTGTTTATTAGTTTCTGGCGATCTCTTTCCTGGCTAAATCAGCCAGAAATGCCGAGCGGTTCTTATGGCCGTTCTGCTCGATGTAGCGATCCATGGCTGTCAAAAGATTGCCGGGCATGGTGAGATTGAACTTCACGGCTTTGGTCTCGTACTTCGTTGGATCAATATCCACCAGCGCAAGAAAGCCGCCATCAGCGGCTAAACGCTCGTCGCCCAGATAATCACCCGGATCGCGAGGCGCAGGCACATGTCCGCCTTGCTCTGTGAGCACCTCCATATGCTGGCCGAACGCCGTTTCCGCATCGCGGATCGCAGCTTCGAGCGTATCACCGGCAAAAAAACATCCCTCTACATCAGGGAAATAACCGTCATACGTGCCGCTGTCAGTTTTAAAGATAAAGAGCGGATAAATCATATTCACCTCATCAGTTACGGATGATGACCTTTGCAGAGAGGGGCGGCTTGCGCCGCACCCTTTAGATTAACCGGAGACCTGATATCTCCTGCGCCTGTCGGACAACCCCTTTTGATGAATCCTTTCTGGGGTGGGGTATCGTTATTATCTTCGTTACCCCTGGTTTACTTAGCGTTATGTGACTTCCTGTCTGACGCTGTTTAACCCATCCGTCGGCGATTAGCCTTTTTATCAACTCTGCACTGCTCATCAATCCTCCATCTCGTTAACAGGTGGGTATAATACCCACTTGCGCGGTGAAGGTCAATAAATAGTAGGTATGATACCTACTTTTATTGTTTCTTTTTTAAGGGTGAAATCTGTGGTGACCAGAAGGTTTTTTATTACTGAGCGTTCGTGTTCATTACACCGTTGCTTCAGGAATAAAGTCAGATTGCGATGCATTTCACAGTAGTGTTTTTTTGATTTGGCGGTCATTGAAAATGGCAATGCAGGGGCTATGCTCAAATTGCATTCTTTGACAGTCATAAAAATCAAAAGCCATGGTTAATCCCCCTGTGCGGAGGGGCGTAACTGGTGACTCTGTAATTGCATTAGCACGCGGAACACTGCTACCAGTCGGTGTTTCACCGGGAGGCACCCGGAACCATAAATGTGACTACCTGATTTACGACCTGTTCGTCCGAGCAGGTCTTTTTTTTGGTGTTTCAGCGACAAAACTTTTCAGAAATGGAGGTCATTTCTTTGCGCTGATATTTATTAAATAATTGATTAATATTTGCGCGATAAATGATATCCTCATTTACCTCTTCTCAGCCTTGTCGTGCTATGCGTTCACCACGTTTCATCCACCCGATGCCAATTTTTATCAAACATGCTTTGCCCTCCGGGCTGGAGCAGCTTTATCCGGTTCTTGTTTCTTACGGAAATAACCCGGACGGAGTAATGCTGGTCAGCTATGCCAACGGCGCCGTCGTACTTATATCAGAATCAAGCTTTATTCAGCTTGAACTGGCACAGTCTGACCTTTCATGTCTTACAGCAACGCCGCTACCAGGTGAAGTAATCAGACGCGATATGCTGCATTAAATACCTAATAAAATTTTTATTCAGGCCCACTTCGGTGGGCCTTTTTTATTTCCCCTCACACCTGAGAGGACTCACACACAAGAGGGGGCATAATGTCCGAACCTTTTTCCGGTACCGTAGCCGCCGGTAGCGCGCTGACCGGCGCCAGCATTTATGGACTACTCACCGGCACTGATTACGGCGTGGTGTTCGGCGCGTTTGCCGGGGCTGTTTTCTACGTGGCCACCGCTGCCGACCTGACGATTTTTCGCCGCTCCGCGTATTTCGTCGTGTCGTATTTCGCAGGTGTCTATGGCTCCGGGCTGGTGGGTTCGTGGCTGGCAAAAATGACGGGCTACGCAGATAAGCCACTGGATGCGCTCGGAGCTGTGATTTTGTCAGCCGTGGCAATCAAGACGCTGACGTTTTTCAGTGAACAGGACCCGCTAAAGCTGCTCGCACGCTGGAGAGGGGGAACCAATGGTAACTAACGATCCGCTGGTGCTGACCAACGTGGTGGCCTGCGCCGCCATTGTTCTGCGCCTGATGATGTTCCGTAAGCCTGGCGGGCGACATAACCCGTGGGCTTCATGGCTGGCCTATCTGATTATCCTGGCGTATGCATCGGTGCCGTTTCGGTATCTGTTTGACTCCTACCTGCATACCCATTGGGCAACTGTCGCCATCAACTTAATCATCTGCGCCGCCGTGTTCCGTGCCCGGGGCAACGTCGCGCGCATCTTCCAAGTACTGAGGCCGGAATGAACCAATCACAATTTCAGCAGGCGGCTGGTATAAGCGCCGGATTAGCTGCGCGCTGGTTTCCACACATTGAAGCGGCCATGAAAGATTTCGGTATCACTGCACCGAATGACCAGGCGATGTTTATCGCGCAGACCGGGCATGAATCCGTTGGCTTCACCCGGCTGGTGGAGAGTATGAATTACAGCGTGGCAGGTCTGGCGGGTTTCATCCGCGCCGGACGACTTACTCAGGATCAGGCTAATGCGCTGGGCCGTCGCTCGTATGAAAAGGCGTTACCACTGGAGCGCCAGCGCGCCATTGCCAATCTGGTTTACAGCAAACGCCTTGGCAATAAAGCACCGGGTGACGGCTGGAAATATCGCGGTCGCGGCCTGATTCAGATTACCGGGATGGATAATTACTGTCGCTGTGGCGCCGCGCTGAAACTCGACCTGGCCACCAGCCCTGAGTTGCTGGAGCAGGAGCGTAACGCGGCGCGTTCGGCAGCATGGTTCTTTGCCACCAGCGGTTGTTTGCTTTACTACGGCGACCTTGCCCGCGTCACGCAGATTATTAATGGCGGTCAGAACGGCATTGAAGACCGCCGGCAACGTTACAACCGTGCACGAGCGGCATTGCTATGATCCAGGTGCTGCTGAAGAAATACTGGTTTCCGCTGGTGGTGCTGGTGCTGATTGGCTTGCTGGCAGTTCTGGTCAACCGGTACCGTGACAACGCCACTGAGTACAAAAAGCAGCGCGACGAGAAAACACAGGCGCTCAGTCTAGCGAACGCCACTATCACCGACATGCTGGTGCGCCAGCGTGATGTCGCTGTGATCGATGCGAAATATACACAGGAGCTGGCTGATGCCCGGGAAAATATTAATCAGCTTGAGCGTGATGTTGCTGCTGGCCGTAAGCGGCTGCAAATCTCCGCCAGATGTCCCACGAACGGAGCGGCCAGCGCCACCAGTGTGGATGATGGCTCCGGCCCCCGACTTACTGACGCCGCTGAACGGAATTATTTCACCCTCAGAGAGCGAATCGAGACTGTCACAAAACAACTGACGGGCCTGCAAGTATATGTGCGGGAGCAGTGTTTGAGATAAAAAAATCCCTCAGGAGATGGAAATCCGATCTTCTCCTGAGGGTGCAATTGCATAAGTTCACAAAACACTCGTTACGACAAGGAGTCTGCTAATAATCACAAATATATTCTCTCGGAAATATCCTGGTTTAATATCCTGAACTGTTTGCCCGCTATAGTTTTGACATCCACGCTCCATCATTATTCCCTGGTAATTGTTTTTGCCGCTCTGTCCGAGCGGCTTTTTTTTGCCAAAACCAAAGAGGTTACCAATACCGTACGTGCGAAGTTCCATTGCACTTCAATCCAGAAATATCCTGACCTCTCATCTGCTGTCGTATCTTTAGGGGCTGTCACTACTGGCAGCGTAGAGAACGAAAGTTGGTCGAAGTACACCCAGAGCGGTCAGCTTCAAATGGTAGTAACGAACCCTGTCGCTTTCAGCCATTTCGAGAAAGGGAAAGAGTACTTCATCGATATTCAGCCAGCAGATTGAGTGGCAGGCATTACAGCAGGCATTCACTGAGTGCCAGTGATAATGCTATTACAACGTGATCTTTTCGAGCTAATATTGTGTTCCATTCACTAGTGGAGCTCATTATGACTGATTTAACTCCCTTAGATTCATGGCTGCGAGTTAGTACTTGGGATACGCATCATCCCAGCGATCAAGAGCGTTTTTATAAAGCCGTATATAGACTTATCTTAAATAATGAAAAAACTCCAGAACCGCATCATGTTCAAAATTACATAGTTGATTATCACGCTGATAAGCCAAATAAAAATCATGTCGTGGAAATCGCTGATATTTATGCAGATAAATACGATGCTATTTACAGTTTCTTATTTGAAAATGGAATAGATTTTTAACTACATAATATTTCTTATTTATATAGAAACGGCCTCGTTTATGCGGGGCTTTTTTATGCGCATCGTACGCGCGCCGAAGAGCATCTTTCAGACGTGTGCCCGGGGAGTAAATATGAAAGAGCCACGTATCTATGGCAGCCGCTGGGATAAAGCTAGGCTGTCATTCCTAAAGTATCACCCGCTGTGTGTGATGTGCCACAGACAGGGCAGGGCAGTGCCCGCAACGGTTGTGGATCACGTCAGACCACATAGGCTTAAAGAAGCACTGAACGGCGGAAGCCAGGAAGCGATAGCGAAAGCGCAAAAGCTCTTCTGGGATAAAGGCAACTGGCAACCCCTCTGCAAGCAGCATCACGACTCCACCAAGCAGCGGGAAGAAAAGCGCGGCCACGTTATTGGCTGTGATGAGAACGGCCTGCCACTTGACCCGGGGTCACACTGGCGCCGTTGAGCCAACAGGGGAGGGCGGGTGAAAAGTTCAGGGAACACGCTGTTCCTGACCGCCAGCCCTCCTTTTTGTGCACAACCGCGAAATGAAAAGTTT